TATAAATAAAGTGCTAGTGCATGTAAGTATGACTAGATCATACTAGTGGCAAGATGCTTAGGCAACATGGAATTAACGGGGAAGCCGCAAGGCAGGTGGGGTTCCTCCCGTTCATGCACAGAAAGGGCGGCTCGAAAGGGTCGCCCTTTTTTTGGGCTAAAAAGATTATGTTTTTTTGAAAAGAACGCTTGACATTAAATCGAATAGATGATACTGTTAATTATAGGATGAATTGAAGGAGTTTGAAATGTTGTATGTGCTTCTAGGTGTGATTGATTACGAAGGTGAAATGGTCCTTGGTGTGTATTCTTCGCGGATGCTAGCTTGGGAAGCTCAGCAGTTGTATCATTCGAATGATCGTCTGCGTGGGTTCGATGCCTACCGGATTGAAGAACGGGCATTGGATGCAAATCCTTACCTTGCTTTCGGATAATGGTTGACATTAATTCAAATCCGTGTATAATCAGTAATGTAGCAGTGAAATAAGGAAATATATTATGTCTCTAGAAAACTTTTCGATACCTGTAGATATGAACTACATGAATGGTCCGTGTAAACATTCGCAGATGATTCTCAACACCCCTGAGAATAAGCGTGAGCTTCCCTGTGATAGTTGCCCTAACATTAATGAATGTGGTCGTAACTACACTGAGTGCGTTGCAATGCGTGTTTGGGTTGAAACAGGTGATTATCAAGATAAGGATGTTGCCCGTCTCATCCGTTTGTGCAAGTGAGTATAGGAATTATGAAACCAAGAAAGCCTTTTAAGAAACGAAACCCGATTGCTCGTTGCTGCCGGGTCAATATTCCTAAGGTCGTTCCTGCCAAGAAGGGCAAGGGTGCCGTCTATAAGCGTGTGAAGAAGGTTGTGTTTTTTTGAAAAGAATGCTTGACATTAATTCCAACTTGTGCTATTGTTAATTATAATGATGATGAAAGGAAACAAAATGTCTGTTTTAACCCCGTATACGTATGACGTTCAATTTTCGCAACTTTTGACGCAATCGCAAATTGATTATTTGAACGATTGTATTCAAAATATTCCATGTGAAAATGATGATGAATGTCCCGAATTTTCAACGAATATTGAATTGCGAAAGGATTAATTATGCCCATTCAAAATAGACGACCCGCCCTCGCAGATGGTACCGGAGTTAATCTTCGGTCCGTTCTTAATTATGCTCGAGCGGCACAAAAGGCGTTGGAAAATGAGGGCGAAGAAGATTCAGCCCTTCGGTTCGAATTGTTTGCAGATTATCTTTCAAAAGATGTTGCAAATGGTAAGCCCTTCGGGTTCACGTATAAGACGATTGGTTTGTGAAGCACGATAAATATTTTGATATACTGCAGAAGGTAGCAGAAGCGGTCGAACCTGTCGCAAGGTGCCGCCTCGCTGCCTGTCTCGTTTATAAGAATCAAATCGTGTCTATCGGAACTAACAAGAACAAGTCCCACCCATTTGCTCAGCGCTTTGCAAGGCATGAGGATGCAATCTACCTTCATGCCGAGACAGACTGCATTAGAAACGCGCTCAAGCACATTAGTGTGGAAGAGCTCTCTAGGTGTAGCATGTATGTTCTCCGCGTTAAGCGACCAGATAAGAAGCCTCATAACTGGACTACGGGCATCGCTATGCCGTGTGAAGGTTGCATGAAAGCAATCGCTCAGTTTGATATTAAAAAAGTCTATTACACAATCGAAGAAGGAAAGTATGAATGTCTGTAATTAAGTTTGGCGATATTGTTTCGCTCAAGTTGTCTACCAGTGAAGAAGTAATTGCTCGTTTTGAGACAGAAACCGATGAGACAATCCTCCTCAATAAGCCCATGTCCTTTATGATGGGTCCTAACGGGGTTGGGCTTGTGCCTTTCTTCTTCTCAGCACCAAAGGACTTCAAGGTGACTATCTCAAAGGCAAATATCATTTGCATGATCACACCTGATGAAAATGTTGCAAAGCAGTATCAGCGCCAGACAAGCAGTGTCATTGTATGACCCCTGAACAGGAAATCTTAGCAATTGCCTCTGAGGAGTGTGCTGAGGTCATTCAGGCAATCAGCAAGATTAATCGCTTCGGTCTTGATATGAAATGGAATGGCACTGTGAACCGTGACCACCTTGCTACCGAACTTGGCGATCTTCTTTGCATGGTTGATCTGCTGGTTGAGAAAGGTGTTGTGAGTCGGGATAAAATATATGAAGCATCCCTTGCCAAGAAAGATAAACTGAAGCGCTGGTCAAATATTTTCAAAAATATTTGAATCTTTGGTTGACATTAAATCGAATAGATGATACTGTTAATTATAGGATGAATTGAAGGAGATTGTTATGATTAAGGTTTACCAGATCCAGTTGACCGATGCTGAAGTTGATGCTGCTAACCGCGGTGAGATTACTCCTCGCATTAAGGCTTACTTTGACCGCGGGTTCGAGTCGACCTTTAAGGCTGAGAATTTTCAGTATTACAGCCTCGTTGCTAACGTTGACGTTGATGGGTTCGAGCAGGCGTTTCGTGCTATGAACCTTTGGCAGGACGATGTTCACTTTGATCGAGTAGAAAAGCTTGGACGTTGCTCGTCTATGTCTGTTGGTGACATTGTAGAAGATCATGATGGTAAGCTCTATCGTTGTGCTTCGTTTGGTTTCACCGCCTTGGAGAATGTTTAATGTTTATTGAACATGATTCCGTGGGATATCATTTCACCGCTGTAGGTATCAAAAACATCGAAGATCTAAAGGATGCTAAGTATATTGGATACTGGTGCACCAAGCGTCCTAGCGGCGGATGGAATGAGATGCCAGTAGATGTTTTCTATGTCGAGGACCCCAATCGGGCGCTAGGTCACAGCAACTACTTCGGTATGTTCCGCACCCATGACAATCGAGTGATGATCAACAATGCCGAGTCATGCTTTTCAGAACCTCTTGTGGGCGCTGTCTGTGATGATGGTGAAGTGATTGTCTCACGTTATCGGCATGACTACATTGAAAAGAAGGGTGCAATGATCGATGGCGGTCGGGACTACAATCGCACCAATGGTTGCAAGGTAGTTCAAGTCGAATTGAATGGCGCTGAATTTACTTTCAAAGAATTTGTGAAGGAAGATATTTGATGTTTGCTGTTGGTGTTATGGTTGGCGTATCCGTGAGTTTCCTAATTTCTGCTATTCTAATTTTATTAGCTGCGCGCGAGCGTGGCGGTTGGGAGCGCGGCTTTGTATGTGGCGAGAGGTTGTCTAAGATCGCCGGTCATGTCATTGCTCGTAATGATGATCTTGATGAGATCATGGTTGAGTATGGCGATGATATGGCACGTTATAAGAGGGTAACCGATGGCTGATGAATTAAATCTTAATAAAATGCGAGATTATTTGGCGAGTCCGGAGTTTGAAGAATTTCAGAAAGCACAGCAAGAAGCATCTGCTGCATATGCAGTTGAATGTGATACCTTCTGGGATAATCTTCCGTATGAAGATAAGCTGAAAGCATTCTACGCTGTTATTAAGCGCACCTGTCAGGCAGAGCTTGAAGATGAAGGCACCTATCGCTGGGCTATCTATGACGTCTTTGGGTTTGGCTTTGATGCATATAGCGTTGGTATGGAATGTGGGTATATGGACCTACACAACCGCATTATGTCTAAAGAGCAGTATGAAGAATATATGACTTCTCTGCGTAACAAAGATGGAAGTATTCAAATATGATTGTATATCCTGAAGAGCTGATGCAAGTCAAGATCAATCAACTTGAAGCAGAAATTGCATCTTGGAAAGAAATCGCTAGGAATGAAAACTCTCTGACAGAAAAGTATAAGAATGGCTATGATGCAGCTATGCGGATTGTCAAGTCTGTATTTCCAGATCAGTTCCCTGATACTTACTTCATTTGTGGTGAAAGCGGCGTCAAGGATGTTAACAAAATGCCTGAAAAACTAATGATATGTCCTGCTTATGGCTGTGATTTCTCATACATATATGAGCGCACTGAAAAAACTACAGGACCAGAGCGGTAAAATGAAAATAAATATTGGGAAATATAGAAAGAATCGCAAAGTCGATATTCGTATTGATGACTACGATGTTTGGGGTGCTGATCATACATTAGCGCTGATCATTCATCCTGTCCTTGTCAAACTAAAAGAAAAGAAGCACGGATCGCCTTGTGTTGATGATGAAGATGTTCCCGAGCATCTAAAGTCAACATCTGCATCAGCTAAAGAAAATGAGTGGGATACAGACGATAATCACCATGCTCGTTGGGACTATGCTATAGATGAAATGATCTGGGCTTTCGAGCAACATACTTATGATGATTGTAATGATAATCAATTCCATCACAATCGGGATCAGCTTGATATTACCTTTGAAATGGTTGAAGGATCTCTAGGTTCGCGGATGCAGACGAACTATCAGAAGGATCCTACTAAGCCTGCATATTATGTTGATGAAGAAGGAAAGAAGAAACATTATGACAGAATTGCCGAAGGCAGAAGACTCTTTGCTAAATACTACAATGGATTGTGGGATTAATTTTCAATGGAGAAAGAAATGACTAGTTTTACTATTGATTTAGACTATGAGATGGTTGATAAGATTGTCTTTAAGCAATTGCAAGAATCTCGAGATGCATTTGCTGAAGATCTAGCTTCTATCAACAACGGTGTTTCCAGGAACATCTTTGTATGGGGTAAGGATGAAGAAGATGCTGCTGAAATTCAAAAGCACATTGATGCACTTGATGTTGTGCTTGAATGGTTTAAGATTCTTCTTTAGGATTCCAGAATGAATGACTTTGAAACTATTCGCCGTATTGCTAGTGCAACCCGCGCTATGAATACTGCACAAAATCCCGAGTTTAAATTATACTGGGAAAATGTTGTAAATAGTTTGAAAAAGCAGTTGACATTTCACTAATAATTGCTTATACATAATATATGGAACCGAAGTACTTCCTCTGTCCTTAATGACTAGCCTAACTAGCACGGTGTCAGGATATGAAACTTCGCCCCTCAATAATCAAGGTAGTTGCTGATTATTCGTATGGAGGGGGCGCTACTTGGCGGTGTAGCAGGCAAGGGACTGAAACCCAACCGCCGCTTTTATCAATAATAGAAAGATACTATATGAAGAATGCATTACTAACACTTACCGCAATCACTTTGGCTGCTGTTTCTGCCCCCGCAATGGCTGGCACTGTTCAGTCAGAAGTTCGCTTTGGCGATCCTCGCAATGGTCGTGCTCTAGATTCAACTGAGTTTTCGATTGACTACACTGCACCACTTGGTTCGTTGCTAACTTACGGCACTGAACTTACTGTGAAGCAGAAGGAAAATGCTGGTGCTATTGACTCACGGGTTGCTGTTCGGGTTGGTCCCGCACTTCCAGACGTTGCTGGGTTTCGTTCAGAAACTTTTGTCGAACTAGGTCGGAACCTATCGGTAGGCAATGACTCTAATTTCTGGGGCGCTGGTTTCAAGACAACGCACAATGCTATTGGTGGCGTAACAGCTACTGTAGGATATCGTCACCGCGAAGGCTTTAAGGCTGTCAATTATCTAGAAAATCGCCTTCAAGGTGGTCTAGGTCTTAAGCTAACAAACGCCGACAAGGTTGTAGTGAATTACTATCGTCATACCGGCACAGAGCGCCATGATTCTGTTGCCGTGGGCATCACCCACACCTTCTAATCTTTGTCAGTCCTTCACAAAGAGGAAGCACCCCTGGGAGAAATCCTGGGGGTGCTTTTTTTCAAAAAAAATGAAAATACCGCTTGACATTAATCCGTTTCTGTTGTAATGTTAATTATAGGATGTGATGAAGGAAATTGAAATGATTACGAAGAACCTACTCAAGATGCTCAACGACCGGAAAGGTCCGATCTACGTTGAAGTTGTGAACTTCAATGACGTTTTCTGGGTTCAGGCTGTCAAGCAGGATCTCATCAACACCATCAAGAAGAACTTTGCACCTGATGTAGAGTGTGGGTTTGAACTTGATCTCGAAGGGTTCTTCGGGAAAGATTTTATCAACGGTTCTAACTAAGGATATTTGTTATGGAAGGCATGATTGAATATACCACCCCCGCTGGTGCGACCATTTGGTCCTCTAGCCCTTGCACGCTTGAAGAGCTGCAGCGTGTCGATGAGTATGAGGCATACTATGCCTCTCTTCCCGAAGCTAATATGACGGAAGAAGAGTATCAGGAGTATCAGGAAGATCTTGCTGCTGATCGGGATTCTGATGGGTATGGTTGGGAACGTAAAGCTCTTGGAGGTATCTACTAATGGAATATTTTAGCTCTCAAGTGATGCTGGCTGCTGCTAAAGATTACATCAAAGCAGGTCTCGCATATGATATTTCAGATTTTGCAATGACTGCTGATGTTGACCCTGCATGGGAACTTGAAGTGGTTTGTGCTTACATTGATAAGCAACTCAATCTGGCTTTGTTGAAGGATTATAAGGTAGCGTATCCACGGATGCCAGAAATCAAATGACCGGCGATAACTATCTTTTCATTCTTATACTTTTTCTCTTGACATTGACTGGATATCTTGTTACAACAAATAAGATGACAGACAAAGAACGTGATGAGATGTTAAGTGAGGACGACTGGTTTTGAATATCTTTTATATTGATGAGGATCCCGTCAAGGCAGCACGGATGATGGTGGATAAGCATGTTGTGAAAATGATCTTAGAATCAGCGCAACTGCTTTCTACTGCCCATCGGGTTGTTGATGGGTTGCAATTAGAAGTGACTTTAGCAAAAGACGGCAAGACCCGTAAGAAAAAGGTATGGGTCCTTGATGATATGCGTAATGATATTTTCTATAGTGCTACACATATCAATCATCCATCTGCTATTTGGGCGAGACAGTCAGTCGAAAATTATACTTGGTTGGTCGATCACCTTTTTGCGCTTTCCAATGAGTATACTTATCGATATGGCAAAAAGCATTTGACAATGACTAAGATGGCGTTCGAAATTCAATCGCCGCCTTTCGGTGTCAAGGAATATAATATGACACCCATGCCGTCTTGTATGCCAAAGGAATTAATTGTTTCAGATGATCCTGTTGAGAATTATCGAAACTACTATAAATATGGTAAAGCACATTTGCACAAGTGGACAAAGCGTGATGCTCCTGCTTGGATTATCTAGGGTGACACGCCTTGATTATCTAAAGCAGAATGCCGTCAGCACCCGCGAATGGCCGGATGGTAAGTTTACGATGTATTGGTTAAACGAAGGCATTGCTATTTATAATAATCACAATAACAAATACCTTTGGTATACTAATACTCAACCTGGAAGATAAGTTCCTGTGGGTAGGTTCAAATCCTACCTTCTAGACCAGATATGTCGGTGAGGGAAAATGGCAATCCGCAGGTCTCCAAAACCTTGAGAAGTAGGTTCGACTCCTACCACCTTCGCCATATTAATAGCCCTCCTTCGTGGGGGCTATTTTCGTTTATCATAAATATGGTGTAATTGGGGAGCGCCATGGCTGTTTTATCATACACTGACCTTGCTAAGAGAGACAATATTTCTGTATTTGTCAACCGAGTTAATTCTCTCGGCAAATTTAATTTGACTGCCGAAACTGGCGAACTCCTTACATGCACAGGTAAAGCAAAGTTAAAGATGGGTAATGGTTCTGCTCGAGAAATTAAGTTAACTGCAGATGCGCTTTCATCATTTTTAAAAATAAAAAAGACAACAGATTACATTGAAATTGAATGTAAGAAGGGCACTACAGCATCTTACTATAAAATCAATAGCTTTTTCAAAGACAAAGAATTTGGCGGCGTTGCTGGTAAGTCATCAGGGCAAGGTTCTGAAAGACAGGAGCAGGGCTTGATTGAATTGCTCAATTCAGCAGCACGTAAGAATAGCCTTTGTTATGAACCCTCATTGGGTGTGAAGTATAAGATCCTTGGTGCAAAAAAGAATGAAGGTCTATCAAGTGTAGGTCAAGAGCCTTATATTGATGTTTTTATCAAAACTCCTGTTAGCACACTAGGTATCTCGATGAAGGGCGAAAGCGCACCTTCATTAGCAGGCGGCGGTATTGCTGGTATTAAAGTTGTTGCACCTGAATTGCTTACCATGATGTATGAAAAAATTGAAAAGTATCTTGCCGATCAAGGTTACACCGAAGGCACTCAAGTATACTCAGCTAAGATTCCTGATCTGTATATTAAGATTCCAAAAGAATACATGAAAAAGATTCTAGTCGGCAATGAGAAAATGGGTGGTCCCGTTGACTACATGTATGTTGGCAAGATGGACGTTGTGGGTTCAATCGGCAACGATAACAAGATCACTGTCAATGGCAAGTTCTATGATATTGATTCTTACATGAACAAAGTTGGCAATTTGTATTTCAGAATTAGAAAGCGTGACTTGCCTGCTGACGATCTCATTCAGATTAGTTTTAAAACAAAAAATAAAGAGGGTTATCCTATTGTGTTTATGACACCGAAGACCAATAAAAATAACTTCAGATTGGTTATCATTGATAAGGTTCCAACAACAGGTGCAGTACTATGAAGAAGTTTAACTCGTTCTTAGTTGAACAAAAAAACACACATATGGAACACTTAGAGGATAACATCCTTAATGCTGGTGTTGCTGGTGCTCGTTCAACAATCAATTATCTACAGAGCCTTCGTGATATGCTTGCTGGACACACAGCAAAGGCAATGAACATCACAGTGAAGTGGGATGGCGCACCGGCTGTATTTGCGGGTAAGGATCCTTCCGATGGTAAGTTCTTTGTCGCCAAGAAAGGCATCTTCAATAAGAATCCAAAGGTCTATAAAACTGATGCAGAAATTGACGCCGATACCTCAGGGGACCTCGCCACTAAACTTAAAATGTCGCTTAAGTATTTTTCTAAACTCGGCATTGAAAATGTTATTCAAGGTGATCTCCTTTATACTCACGATACAATTGAACATCAAACGATAGACGGGGAGGATTATATTACTTTCCAGCCCAACACAATCGTTTATGCTGTTCCTGCCGACTCAAACCTAGGTAGGAAGATCAAGGCATCAAAGATCGGTGTTGTATGGCACACCATCTATAAAGGTGAAACTTTTGAAACAATGTCTGCAAGTTTCGGACAGGATATTTCACCTGGATTAAAGAGTATAAATTCAGTATGGCACACCGATGCTACCTTCCATGATCAATCAGGCTCTGCTACGATGACTGCTTCAGAGACGCATAACGTCACTGCTTTGCTTTCACAAGCAGGTAAAATCTTTCAGTCAATTCCTGCTGCAGCATTGAATGATATTTCAGATGATGAAGAACTGTTGATGCGTATCAAGACGTTCAACAACACTAAAGTGCGTGCCGGAGAAAAGATACATAATCCTACAGCCCATGTTACTGCATTGATGCACTATATCCATGGGTATTATCAAAAAGAAGCAGACAAGAAGAAAACTGCTAAAGGTAAGGAAACTTACCTAGTCAAACAAAAAGAAATCCTAAAGTACTTTACAAAGCACTCAAAAGCTGATATTGTAAAAATATTCACTTTGATGAACTTAGTTGTTGACTGTAAGGATATTGTTATTGGTAAATTGAATAGCGTTTCTTCATTGAGAACAATGTTGAGAACAGCAGATGGATTTAGAGCAACAACACCCGAAGGTTACGTTGCAATTGATCATATTGGTAATGCTGTTAAGTTAGTGGATCGTATGGAATTTAGTAAGGCGAATTTCTCGCCTGATGTGATTAAAGGATGGCAAAAATAATGATGAATGAATATGCACAGCTAATGTGTATGCGTGAGGAACTAGTTGATGGTATTGGTCCTTGGGTATGGCAGGCTTCTGATCGTGAAACTTTTAAAGGTATTAGTCGGGACTGGGAAGATTCCCACAAGACAAAGTATCTAGAACATATTACCGACTGGAATATTTGTATTCAAGCGGGTGGTTGCATGGGAATGTATCCTAGATTGCTTTCTGATATGTTCAACCTCGTTTACACGTTTGAACCAGATCCTTTGAACTTTTTTGCCTTGGCGGCAAATTGTCAGAAGGATAACATCATCAAGATGCAGGTTGCTCTTGGGCATGAACATAAGCCTATTACAGTCAATCGTCCGTTTGATGGTAATCAAGGCATGAATACTATCAATGAGACTGAGTCAATCATTCCGATGATTACAATCGATTCTTTGAATCTACCTGATTGTAACTTCATGCAGCTTGACGTTGAGTATTATGAGTTGAATGTCCTTCGTGGCGCATTAAAGACCATTGAGAAGTTTAAGCCTGTTATCTCATGTGAGTTAGGTTTCATTCATTGGTTTGATGAGCAGAAGCAAGAAGGACTTGCACATAATGGTTCAATCCTTAAAGAAAACACACTCAATAGTGATATCCTAGCATTACTAGAACCGTTTGGTTATGAAAAAGTAGGTCAATCCGTAGCGGATGCAATTTATAAGGTAGTTTAATGGCTCAGTATAATACCGGAAATAATGCCTTTCGAGGCATTATAAATAATAAAAACATAACCGGGGAATAACATGGCTGCCGCAACCACAATCGATTTGGTCATCAACCAAAAGTCCACATTTCAAATATTCTTAACGATTAAGGACTCAGCTGGTGCTGTTCTTAACTTAACGAATTATACCCCTGCAGCAAAATATAAAGAAACGTATCAAACACCTGATCCACAATCTTCTTCTTTTACGGCGACTGTTTCAAACGCTGTTGGCGGCGAAGTATCAATTCTTTTGAACTCAACTCAAACATCAGCAATGGCTGTTGGTAAGTATGTGTATGATGTAACAATCACTGATATCAATGGTTATAAAATTCGAGTTTGTGAAGGTAGGATTTTGGTCAGCGGCGGAGTTAGCTAATGGCAAATACCTCGGTTACTCTAAGAGATGGTGAATCTGCTACAGTAGGCATTGTCACCTCTCGCACTGTATATACCGCAAATGTTGGAACTGTTGGTCCTGTTGGAGCCAATGGTGTGGGCATTTCTTCGGCTGTTATCACAACAGGCAATTTAGTTTTAACATATTCAAACTCAGCCGTTGTTAACTTAGGAAATATTACAGCCAACGGGGATATGGCATACAGTAATGCAATATCTTACTCAGCAACTGACGCAACATCTAAAGCTGCTACAGCATACAGTAATGCCGTGTCTAGTGCTGCTGCTCTCTATCAAACAACTGCTGGACTTTCTGCTAACATTGCTACTCTAACTTCAAATAACGCTAATTTCCTAGGTGGTACTGCTGCTGCATCATACGCTCTATTAAGCGGCGCTACCTTTTCAGGTGCTGTTTCAGGCATTACAACATTAGCAGCTGGCAACACGACTATTACTGGCGATATGACTGTTTCTGGTAATCTCACTATCAATGGTACCACAACCAATATAAATTCTACAAATCTTGTTGTAGAAGATAAAAACATTATACTTGCCGATGTTACTACTCCAACCGAGGTTACTGCTAATGGCGGTGGTATTACTCTGAAAGGTGCTACCGATAAAACCTTTAACTGGGTTAATGCTACTGCGAGTTGGACCTCTTCAGAAAATTTAGATCTTGCATCCGACAAAACTTATAAGATCAATGGTACTACTATTGCTAACTCTACAGCTTTAGGTACTGGAATTCTTGCATCGTCTCTTACCTCTGTAGGCACTTTAAGTTCTCTTACGCTCAGCGGCGCTGTTTCAGGTATTACAACGCTCGCTGCTGGCAACACAACTATAACTGGTAAAGCTACCTTTGGCGGCACATCGGTTTCTGCTCCAGCGTGGTCAACAAACGGTATCGGCATCAAACAGGCTGCTACAACGTATACGGATAATAGCACAACCGTCGCTGGACCTGGCGTTACTACTGCCTATATGAACCTTTTTGATACTGCTACCTATGATTCATCAATTGGTACGGCACTTGACCCTATTTACGTTCCTACAGTATACGGAAATTATTTTAAAGAACCCGTTATCACTGATAAAATATTTAATTTAAATAAATATGCAGTTGGCATTGATACATTAAATGTTACTGGGACATCAAAATTTGATGGCAATATAACTTTTAATGGTTCACTTGGCGCTATAGTATGTACTTCTATTACTGGTGTTGGTGCTGCATCTATAAATGGAACATTAGGCGTTACTGGCATAACAACTCTTACTGGAGCAGCTAGTGGTCTTGTTGTAACTGTTGGTACTGCTAGTTTTACTGTAGTTCCAACTACCGCAGGGTTAATTACGCTAGGGAGCACCACTGGTACTGGTAACATTACTGTCGGCCAATCTACTAGAAATCAGACAGTCCAAATTGCTTCTGCCGCTACTACTTCCGGCAACACCAAGACGATCAACATCGGCACAGGTGGTGCTGCAGGTTCAACAACCAACGTCAATATCGGTTCGACACTTTCTAATACGTTTGTTACGATCAATGCTAATACCGTAACTTATACTGGAGCTGTTTCTGGTATTACAACTTTAACTACATCAAGTTATGCTAAAACCAATGCAACAGTAGTTGCATCATTGGTTGCAGCAGCTACTGCAGGCGCTGGTGCAAGGTCTTTTGTTACCGATTCTACTGTTGCCGCCTCTGGAAACTTTGGCGCTATTGTTGCTGGTACTGGCGCCAATCCAGTTCCTGTTTATAGTGATGGAACTAATTGGCGTATTGGGTGAACTCACAATTCTTATAAATATATTCGTGGTAAGGGCTACGCCAAACCCACGAGATTGTAACTGATAAGCCCTAGGGAAACTCAGATGGAAAA